TGGAATTGATGAACGCACATTAAAAACAATGCGTGATAATCCACGAGCCAACAATGGAGATGTTCCAGAATATTTTATAGTTTGTAATAGACCTCATTATCCTTCAGATAAATTTCAAATGTGGTTGCAAAGGCAAAAAAAAAGAACAAACAAAAATGTCAATACTGTCATATCAGTCAATAAAGACAAAACAGCCTTGGTAGACTTTTAATAGTCAAATCTGACAATTAAAATAGACATCTTAGACTAAAAGAATATATGTCGTGTTATGTTAAACACGAATATAATTTCACAAAATAAAATTTTAGATCCACTTTCGGAAATACAAAATCAACTTCCGACTTTTGCTACAAAATTAAAATTAACTCATCATTCACCAACCCAAATATTAATGCCTGATGGTCCATACATTTATAAATATATAATTTGTGATCAAAAAATTAGAAGATTATTTGAAGGCAACGCACAAATGTCCGCAGGAGTTTGTGTTAACAACGCTCTACAATTGCACTATGCTGATGTACTTTGGAAATTAAATTCTGCAAATAAATTACAAGCTACAAATCATATTAAATTAAAAAAAGATTTTGCAGTACGTGCTGCATTAGATGAATTCAAAAAGTACGAGCCTATTGATGATAAAGATCAAGCAAAAAAAGATCATTATCTAATTACAATACCTTGTACAATTGACAACGCTTTCCAAGCAATTGGAAAATTAGGTAAGGCTGGTCCTGTAACTTGTGAAAATCACGTCACTATTCCAAGTAATGTTTCTTCTCTCTTTCTTGACATTATTGGTAGAAGTGATTTTGAATTTGGATCTTTAGTCAAGTCTTTGCCAACAGGTTCTCCTTCATTAGCACAGCCTGTTGGATCCTTTCTTCTTGAACTAAAAACCGTTTGGTCACGACCAGGTAAAATAAAAAAAGATGGTACTTTGTCATTTGTATCTTCTAAATGCCCAGTCTTACCTTCTCAATCACATTTAATACAAGTTTCTTTTTACGCTGCTGCGTACAATTACACAGTCCCAATAAAACTTCTTTACGTATCAGAACAAGATTTTGCAATTTTTGATGAAACTAATTGTTTTGATTTAACCGTTGAAGGATTAAAAAAAAATTTTAAATTTATTATGAATGTAGCAAAAAGAAGAGAGCGATTATTTACAAGGTATCAACATTTAAGTGTTGATGAAATCAAAAAAAATTTAATTGAAGATATAGATCCGCAATTCGATCATCCTTTTCAATGGAATATTGGATCTGAATTTGTATCTCATGCAAAGTTATTGTGGAATGTATAAATATATTGGTTCGCTAATTTTACAGGATAGAAAGTTACAAAAAAAGTTGAGACGTCAAAGAATTTTATTAGCACTAGCATTAACAACAGTAACAGGAGGTTTAATTTTATGGCTGATAAATTAATAAAAACCATTAGTGATTTTAAGAATTCATTAAATGGTCAAACGATATCTATTCACGGCAAAGATTATGCAACTGTTGCACATAGACTTGCTATAGCACGCAGAAATTTAGGCGTAGATTTAGATATAACAACAAAAATTATTCAATTGGATAACGAGAAAGCTGTTGTCCAGGCGGATATATTCCTTGAAGGAAAACACGTTAGTACAGGACTTGCAGAAGAGTTTAGATCTGCATCCAGGATTAACCAAACAAGTGCGCTTGAAAATGCAGAAACTTCTGCAGTAGGTCGTGCGCTTGCATTTCTTGGAATAATAAACGATCAGATTGCTTCTGCTGAGGAAGTTAGTCTGGCAATCGAACAGCAAGATAAACAGTTACAAAAGGCTTTAACTGAGCTTGAAGTGATTAGTCATCTTGGAGCCTACAAAGCATGGCTGTCAACTTACAAACCAACTTTTGAAAAATTAAAAGTTCACAATCCATTATCTTACAAAAGATTTATGGAAAAATTTACAGTCGTAAAAACTAACCTAACAAACAAAGGAGTTAACCTTAATAATGGTTGAAACAAAAAAAAAGAGTTTAGGAATTGCAGTTCCTAAATCTGATAAAAAAAATCCAAATAGTTATGATCTCTCAGGCTCAATAGATATTGCTGGAGTAAAATACAGATTTGGTGCCTATAAATCGATTGCTAGTGGCGAAGGTAAGATGCCAAAAGGATCTGAATATTATTGGTTTCATAGAGTTGAAGTTGCTGATGTTGCAAACAATACAATGTCTGCACAAACATCATTTAATGTAGATGAATTGGAGAAAATGTAATGGATTTAGATAAGTTTAGATCAGTAGCAATCAACATTGAAACTTACAAAAAAATTGAAGAGTTGGCTGCTAAAAGATTTGAGCTGCCAATATCAATGAGTAAGACAATTGAGTTTTTTATTAAAGAAGCTCACAGAGATTGGAGTAAAAGTGGAAACAAACAATCTAAATAAAAGATTGAACTCCATAAAAAAAACAAAGGAGGCAGAGTACGGATCATTTGATCGCAATATGAAATCGATTGCAAAAATTTGGTCCGTACTTTTGTCTGATAATTTAAAAACTGAAATTTTACCATACCAAGTTTGCTTAATGTACACAGCTGCAAAGTTAGTTAGAGCTACAAATAGATTTAAAGAAGATAGCTACATCGATGCACAAAGTTATTTAGAGCAAGCAAGAAAAATGCACGATGAAACAGATCAAACAAAATTTTATAAAAATTTTTCAACCTCCTATGACGTATGAAGAATATTTATGCCGCAAAGAATTATCTCATCAAGATACGTTTTGTGAAAAAACAAATATTAAATTGTACAAAAAATATTTAAAAAAACATGAGCAAAATTTTAGATAATATTATTTTATTTCCTGGAAAGGAAAACTCTCAGCTAATTGAAATTGAAAAAGAATTAATGATTTTACAAAAAAAATTAAAATCATTGATGCATTCAAAAGATTTTGATCTGCATCAAATAGACGACAAAGACGTTGAAAAACTTGCTGAATACGCTGATGTTATGTTCTTTGATACTTTTACTGCAAGAAGATTAATTTCAAACCTTGCATCCAGGATTATTGAGCAACAGCAAATTATAAACGAAATGCAGGAGGCAGCTGATGCCTAGAAGAAGATACAGGACCATAATTGGTGAGGCTAAATTTAAAGATAACTCAACAGGCTCTTGTCAAAATATAGATGGTACCTCTTGGTACATAAAAAATTTTAATAACATTCCAGGTTATTTTTTAAGAATAGGTAACACTTTTAAAGAATTTCCTGTTGCCTGTTTTGAGAACACACACAATAAAAAAATTAATAAACCAAAAGAATAATATGCGTAAAAAAATATTTCAAAGTATTGAAGATCCACTAAATAAAATGATCGGAGCTAATTTGCGGTACTGCAGAGTTTTAAGAAAATTAAGTATGTCCGCTGTAGCTGAGGTTATTGGAGTTGCTCATCAGCAAATTTATAAATACGAAAATGGTTTGAACTCTCTGACTATATTTAGATTAAAACAGTTTGCAGATTTTTATAGAGAAGAAATTAAAAATTTAATTAATCCAGATTACATAACAATAATGAGTAAATTAATTGAAGCTAATTTTTTTAATACGTCCGACAAAGATTTCAAATTAGGCTCAGTAAATTTAAGCACAATGGCTGATCTAAGTAAGAATGTAACTCTTAAAGATTTTCAAAATACAACCTTACATCTTAAATTAAAGGAGACCGTACAATGATTATTGAAGTTGATGCGGTTGAGGTTGAATTTCAAAAACAACATCCTGAAGTTAGCTGCAAGTGGTGTGTGTACGTTAAAGTTCGTAAAGGTGAACATGAAAAATTATTAGCTATGATTAAAACTAATAACATTCCATTTACAAATTTTACTCATAACCAAGGCAACATTATTACAAACACTCACGCAAGTAATGTAACCAAACTATGTCAATAATTGTGAAAACAACAATGTGTAATTGTGATCTTATTTTAGAACAAGAATATCCTAATGAGGATGCAGCACAAAATGATCAAGGAAAAAAAATAACCAATGCAAAAATTTTAAATTTAAAAATTATAAACGTTAAATATAAAATTAAACAGGAAGCCGATGCTGGAGTTAATACAAGAATTAATGTGGCTTGATATTCTTTTTATAATTGCAGCATCATTACTATTTTTACTTTTATACAACAATGATTGAATACGACAGCAAAATAATAAGATTAAAAAAACAATACCAAGGATTGTCAAGATTGATGACATCCATAAGTGATCTTTATATTTATGGAATATATCCGCAAAACTATCCAAACTTATCTGTTGTCCTGGATCAAACCAAAGATCATGTAAAGCAATTATTAAAAGAAACTAAAATGGAGATGGCTCAATTAGAGGAGCCAAATAGTAAATATGATTTAGTTGAAGGTGATAAAATTGAAATTATTGAGGATTATGATTAAAATGATCAAAAAAGAGATTATTGGTTATTACGGAGATAAAAAAAACTTTTATATTTTATACCAGGATGGATCAAGAGCGCCTGCTAGATCTGATAAAAATAAAAGAAAACAAAATAAATTTTGACTCCAGAGTGCCTGCTCGTAAATTTTAACAATACAATCACAAAGTAATTTAATTTTGCGACGAATAAATTTAATTAAAACTAAAATTAAATTATGAGCAAGTTAAAATTAATTAGTTTTGCTGCTACGCACCCCATATTATTTTATAAAAAAATTAAATCATTTATTGGCGGAAGTTTAGAGGAAATAAAATTAAATAATAAATATTCGTTTATTGTAGATGCTGAAGGTAAAATGAAAAAATTACCAAAAAATGAGAAAGCTACAAAACTATACAAACACTACTGTAAAACTGAAGATTACTTGTGTGGTGATGTTTTATTAATAAAATACAAATAAAAGTTTGATTAGGAGGCTCAGATTTTAACGATCCAAGCCTCCAACGATACTAGGTACCTACTTATTTTTAATTAAATTATCTAAATTTAAAGCTCTCTGTTTTGCTGCAGTTCTTGCTTTACGTTCTTCAAGGCTGCCAATTAAAGTGTGATTGCCGTAACGATCTCTTGTTGTTT